CTAAGTATACTACATCTAAAATCAATGATAAAAATTATGGTGAAGGTGAAAATACGATCCAGTATACTACATCTAAAATCAATAATAAAAATTATGGTGAAGGTGAAAATAAGACTAAGTATACTACATCTAAATTGGATGATAAACAGTATGGTGAATGTCAAAATAAGACACAGTATACTACATCTAAAATTGATATTAAACTTTATGGTGAAGGTGAAAATAAGACTACGTATACTACATTTAAAATCAATGATAAAAAGTATGGTGAAGGTGAAAATAAAATTCAGTATACTACATTTAAAATCAATGATAAAAAGTATGGTGAAGGTGAAAATAAGATTAAGTATGTGTATTGATAAATTATTAATTATGGTAGTTAAAATGTCAAAAATCAGATTATATTAAATTGGTAAAAAATAAAGTTTATGTGATGATTTTATATATGATTATTATTCAAGTAGATTAAATATTTATAATTTTTTTTTTAAAAAATTACTCATGATTGAATGTGAATATTTCAAAAAAAAATTATTAATAATTTTTTTTTTGAAATAAGTGAAAAAATGGGAGAACGAGATAGACTTAATGACCAAAAATTATCGGATGAAGATACAGATTTATTATATGATATTGTAGATATAACTACTAAAATATTAACGAAGAATAATATTAAATATTCTATTGAAGGTGGAACATTATTAGGGGTAGTTAGATGTGGAGGATTATTACCACATGATAATGATGCGGATATAGATATTTTAAAATCGGATGGTGAAAAAGTATTAAAATTAAGGGATGAATTTGATAAATATGATTTAGAGTTAATATTAACGCCTGGGTGGGGTATGCAAGTTAGTTGGAAATATAGTCCAGAATTAAAACCTAATTTATGGACAGATGGAATTAATGAATGGAGTAGTAAATGGCCTTTTTTAGATTTAATTTATATTGACCAAAAAGAAAATGGAGATTATCATTGTTCAGAAGATGTTGCTCAACATGATTATCCCCAATATTTAGTAACTAAAGATCAGTGGAATTCAGAATTTGAAACTGTCACATTTGGACATTTAAAAGTACAATCAATTCAATATAGGGAGAAATATTTAGATTATAATTATCCAGAATGGAGAAGTAAGATTATCATGATTATGGATCATCGAAAAAATATATATTTTGAAACACCAATCGTTATACCAATTCAACCAATTGATTTAATATATCGATCTAGATCAAAAACATTATCCAAATTATTATAATATGAAATCTAAAATTATTTTAGAAGTTTGTTATATGAGTAGTTATCAATAAACTACAATCATGTGTTAATTTTAATATTAAGAAAATTCGAAAACGTATATGTTAAGTTTATTTATATTAACAATCTATTTAGAAAATTAAAATAGTTATATAAAAAAATACCCGATCACCTCATTGACCAAATTGTCAAAAAAAATATGTGTTTTGAAAATTTAACATATTGTTCCGATGAAACAAATGATCAGCGATTAAATCCAAACCAAATTTTTATAAATAATATAATATCGACGTGATAAGCAAACGCTAGTGCTTTAAATATTTTAAGTGCCTAAATTATCGAAGATAGTACAAGTAGTTGTTATTATTTCATCAGAAATTATTTGTAGATGATATTAGTCAGGATGTAGTTGGATACGGAGGGAATGTGGACACTCCTTCACCTAATTTGGTTTGGTATAAGTTCAAAACCGCCAGTGATAGTAACAGTTACTAGAAATTTTCAAGACTCCAAAGGTTCATATATGTCTGTAATATCGTTTTAAAATAATTTTAATAACTTGTATTCATATAATACCGTATCAATATTTACGTATTTTTAAATAATTTTGGTTATTTATACTAAACATCATTGTAAATTTAGTATAAGTTTTATTTTTTTTATAGGTAATATTAACTTTACACAAATTAAATACTAAAATATTATATTGAAGGATTCAATTCAGTAATGTAAAATAATAATGATGTTTTCGGAAGTATATTATTCATTTTACCCAAACCATATTTTTTAGACCATCATATTGATACTCTAAAAAATAATCTAATTAGTATGTATATACATTCATCCCAAAACCATTATCACAACTTTGATAAGTCCGAATTCATTCTCATATTTCTGATTATATTTCTTCACCTCCACTGGTATTTTCAGATTATATTGAAGTAATAATATATCCACAATATTCCATCTAAAATTGAATGAAGTATCATTATATATCCACTAATTGACATTATTGCGGGTTCATACTATCATATGCTGAAATTTGATAACAATTTAAAGTATATGTTTGTTCATTTATTGATTAGTTATTTGTTTAAATAATCTTTTTGATATATACATATTTTATTTTGATTATATCATTACTCATTTTTAAAAAAAATTAATATAATATATCTCAATTATTTAATTACATTTCGTCATATTTAGTAACATTATATTTTAGATTTTTTTTAATATGTGTCATACATGATCAATTATTTAATATCTAAAATAATATATTATAATATTGTTAATACAACAGAGTTGTATATTTTGAAAAATTATTAATGTATTATAATATTTTTTTAAGTTTAATTTAATATACAAACATATTAAATATAATTAATTATATTTATTACATTTAGTATAAATTTCAATAAACTAGTACATTATAATATTGGTAATTCAACATAGTTTCATGATTTTTCAAAATTATTAATGTATCATAATTAATAAATTTTTTTTAAGTTTAAATTAATATACAAACATAATTAGTTAAATTTATTATATTATTAAAATAATTTGAACAATTAATAATTTTTACATAGATAAAAATTATTAATTGTTCAAATTCAAATGATATTTGAATTATCATATCATTAATAAATTTTTTTTAAGTTTAAATTAATATACAAACATAATTAGTTAAATTTATTATATTATTAAAATAATTTGAACAATTAATAATTTTTACATACATAAAAATTACTAATTGTTCAAATTATTTTAATAATATTTGAATTATCATATTATTAATAAATTTTTTTTAAGTTTAAATTAATATACAAACATAATTAGTTAAATTTATTATATTATTAAAATAATTTGAACAATTATTTTATGATACTTATATATTATCCAAACATTATTGTTTTTGGAATATAGTATACACTTTACACAAATTATTTCATGTTAAATATTTTTTAGTAAATTTCATATTAGAATATATACGAAATCATGGTTACCCCTTTTCCACCAGGTAAACCATTTGTGGGGGTGGTGCTAGGAGAACTACCTCCATTACCCCCAGTACCCCCAAAGGCTTGTCCTATCACCCCATTACCACCACCTTGTCCCCCTCTACTGTTTCCTACTGGAGATAAACCACCATTATTTTTCCCATCACCTCCTCCAGATCCTCCCAATATACCAACTGAATTATCTCCTGTTGATATACTTCCTCCTCCTCCTCCGCCTCCCGTACCATTCATCCCTGTCGTTTGGACTGCTCCTAGTCCTCCTCCTCCTCCGTCTAATATATTCCCGCCCGTTCCGGATAGTGCCCCATTATCTGGTAGTCCATCTGATCCCATTAACCCATTTGATGTAATAGTTGTAATACTTTGATCAACACTATTTCCGCCACTACCACCCAATTCACCTCCACCCCCTCCTCCCCCTCCCCCTGACCCTCCTAGACCAGCATCAACGCCCGGACCACCAGCACCACCACCACCACCACCACCACCACCAATACCAATTACCGACGTTGAATTATAAGTAATAGTAGTATTTTGTCCAGAATTTCCATTATCCCCATTCATATTTGTCAATGTGGTTCCACCATTTCCACCTAATCCTACAACTATAGAAACAGTATAAATTCCTGAAACTAATGGTAAAGGTGAAGTAATACTACGTCCACTTCCTCCTCCTCCTCCTCCTCCTCCTATTCCTACTGTTCCACCCATTGATGTTCCGAAAGATCCACCCGCACCTCCTCCACCCCCTCCACCAACTGCCATTGCATATAAACATTTTACACTAGTGGGTAATACACACTCTCCATCATTATATATTATAACGTTCATAAAATTTGGTGAACAAGTTTGGGGAACAATTACACTCTCACACGCTCTAATAAATAAATAAATAAATATACAATTATTGCATTTAATTATTAATATTTTTGATTCTCCTGGATTAATTGTTGATATATCAACAATATTGTTTACCAGTGTTAATTGGGATATAGGTAGAACTTGACAACAGTTTACATTTAATGTATATGTTTGTTCTGTTGTTAAATGAATTGTCTGGATTTGACTAATATTAATATTGAAATTTTCAATACACTTCCATTCATTATATATTTTTTTAAATAATCTTTTTCTATTTATGTCAAAAACATATTCATAGTTTATGTTGAGTACTTTAATTGTATCATTACCCATTTTGAAAAATTGTTTGGTTAAAATTTCATAGAATATATCTCCGTTACTTAATTTATTTACGAGGGTATTATTTAAATAAACTTCTCCATTTTTAATAACAGTATATAAATTTGAATATGTACTGACTGTTGCATCAAACAGGACGAATTGAACCGAACCCATTTATATTTATGATTTTTTTTTTATATATTTTTTTTGTGTGTTATGTTTAAATTGACAAAAAATATATACTGATCAAATTCAAATCACATAATAATATCATTAATAAATAACTAAAGTTTTGTTAAGTATGATAATTATATTTTACTCAAAAAATAATGATGTTTGAATGTATAGTATTCACTTTACACAAATCATAATTTTTTTAATATCATATTGATAATAAAACATTATAATATGTATACAAAATTACCAGAAACCCTTTCTTACCAGGTAGACCAAACACGAAAATTATTACTAGGAGTATCACCATATGCTTGTGTTATAACATTAACACATCCCAATCGGGTTCTGATGATACGTCTGGTATACTTCCTGGTCATGTGTATGACTGATAGAATTATTATTATTCGTCGTAATAATTAAAACCTATTCAACTATCAGATACTTGATTAATTTGATTATTACTAGTTCATCCTTCCAAAAGTTTGGATACAACTAGATTGACAACCATATGTAATCACATTATTGTTTCCAGGTGATCCAATACAAACAGGTCATATGGTAATATTGATACAAAAATTTAATGAATCAAATGGTAAAGATGAAATAATATTAAGTCGACATCCTTATTCTGCAAATAGTGTATCTACTCCAATATTTTCGATTATCATATATTATAACCGTCTTTAATTTTTTTTTTAAACAAATTTACTACTACTCTCTCTTTGATAAATAAATATACAATTATTACATTTAATTACCAATATTTTTATCAGAATTATTTCAAATATATTGAGAATTTCACAACAATTAAATAAAATTGGATTCATAATTTATTTTGAGTTTTGGTGATTATATCATTGCCTATTTTTTGTACTCTCATAAAATATATGTCATTCATTCAATGAAATTATTTAATATCTAAATTAGTATATCATAATATTGTTAATTCAAAAAATATTAATTTAATATACAAATATAATTAAGTAAAATTATTATATTTAGTATAAATTACAATCATATTATTTGTCTATGAAAAAAATTATTAATTGATCAAATTGATATCACATTCTCTCAATGAAATTATTTAATATTTAAATTAGTATATCATAATATTGTTAATTCAAAAAGGACAATGATTTTTAAGTAAAATTTTTATATTTAGTATAAATTACAATCAAATTATTTGTTATATTACTTTTTTTTTCTATCAAAAAATTATCAATTGATATCACATAGTTATTTTATGATATTTGAAGTATGATATCATTAATATATATGATTCGATAAAAGTAATTTGGTATGTTAGTTACATATTATACAAACATCAATATTTTTGGAGTATAGTATTCATTTTACACAAATCATCTAATATTAAATATTTTTTTTATATTAGAATATATACGAAATCACAACAACCCCCCAAATCCTTGTAGTTGGATATAAACTAATTGTTCCATCAAACAGTATTAATTAAATTGACACCATTTATATTTATAATTATTTTATAGTTTAATTAAATAGAATCTACACATTTATTTGAAAAAAAATAATCAGATTAATATATAACTTAATATTAAGTTATATATTTCCCGAAAATAATCATTTTTGGATTATAGTATTCAATTTACATAAACCATATTTTTTGACTTACATATCGATAAATCATATTAGTATGTATACGATATGGCAGCCAAACCTTTTCCACCGGGTAGACCATTCTGGGGTTGATTACTTCCAATGATACCCCCCTTACCCCCATTACCCCCAAATCCTTGACCCCCACTACTGTTTCCTACTTGAGATAAACCACCATTATTTTTCCCATCACCTCCTCCAAATCCTCCCAATATACCAACTGAATTACCCCCTGTTGATATACTTCCTCCTCCTCCCCCACCTCCCATACCTGACATACCTGGCATTTTTGTTGCTCCTAATCATCGTCCTCCTCCTCCTGACAAAATTCCAGATGAATGCGAAACATTT